CTGGTAGTAAAGTTGACTCATCCGTAACAGCACCAACAGATACCGTTTTCAGTACCACAAATACTCTTGTTAATAATACTGGCAATAATGGTATAGCCTACTGCTTCCACAGCGTTGAAGGCTTCTCGAAGTTCGGAAGCTACACGGGCAATGGTAGTACAGACGGGCCTTTTGTGTACACGGGGTTTAGGCCAGCGTTTGTGATGGTCAAGCGGACGGACAGCACTAGTGATTGGGTTATTTATGACTCAAGTAGAAAAACATACAACGAAAATGACTCAAAACTTAGAGCGAACACATCGGACGCAGAAGTTTCCTTAGCGCTTGATGCTTTTGATTTTACATCAAATGGTTTTAAAACGAGACATAATGGCACAACTATAAACGCATCCGGCGGCACATACATCTACATGGCCTTCGCTGAAAATCCATTTAAAAATAGCCTTGCCCGCTGATAACTAAGGAAATATATGTACAAAGTAAACAACAAACCACTCCCACTCGACCGTGCCTTTACGTTGGGTGATATTCAATACCCCGCCAACTGGCTACGCAGGTCAACGTCTATTGCCCGACTAGCCTTGGGCATTACATGGGAAACTGAACCAGCCCGTGCTGATGACCGTTTCTACTGGAATGGCGACATCAACAACCCCAAGGCATTGGAAGACCGTGAGGAGGTTGACGAAGACGGCAATCCCATGTACGTCAAGGTATTGGGTGAAGTAGACGGTGAGCCTGCAATGGTGGACAGCGAGGAGCGTCTGGTAACCAAGGGTCTGAAGTCCAACTGGATTGCTCAGGTTAAGGCTACCGCTGGTGGTCTGCTGGCTGGTACTGACTGGATGGTGATTCGCAAGGCAGAGCGTGACGTACCTATTGACCCTGATGTAGTGATTAAGCGAGCCGCGATTCTTGCGGAGGCTAATCGACTGGAAAACGCAATTGCTGCCTGCACAACTGTTGAAGAGTTGATCGCTGTTGTAACTGCTCAAAATTGGGAATGATAAATGGAACGAAACGTAGCGTCCGCGCACAGCCGTATCGACGATCTGGAAAAAGAGGTGATTGCGATAAAAACGGAAATTCGGATCCAGTTCAAAGATCTCTATGCTAGGGTCAAGCGCCTGGAGGCCATCCTGCTTGCAGCCACTGGCACGATTATGGTCCTGCTGTTGACTGTCTTGTCGAAGATGAGCTAACCCGTGTTAGCAGAGCTGGCCATTGCCCAAGCCGCGCTGGCAGGAGTCAAGGAAGTGTTGCAGCACTCGGGCGATATCATGCAGGCGGGCCAACACCTGGCGAGCTTTTTTGATAGCAAGGCAGCCCTGCAAAAGAAGGTCAACGAGAAGGGCGGCAACAAGTCGGATTTGCAGGAATGGATGGCCCTGCAACAGATCGCCGAGGCTGAGGAGCAGCTAAAGCAGCACATGGTCTACCTCGGTAAGCCCGGCGCGTGGGACAGCTGGCTGCAATTCCAAGCCGACGCAAAGCGCAGGCGCGATGACGAGGCCAAAGCTATTGCTCTGGCGGCGCACAAGCGCAAGCAGAAAATTTGGGCGTGGATCAACGGCTTCATTATTGTGGCGGCCGTAGTGACTGGCTTGGTGGCCGTCGCTGGGGTGGTCTGGCTGGTTGTAACGAAAGGCGGCAATGGATAAGCTCGACAAGTACAAGAACAATCCGCTTGCGCTGCAGGCTTGGCAGGACGGCTACGAAGAGGGACTCGACCAGTGCCATATATCTATGCGCGTTACCGGCTGGTCTGTCGTTGTGGCGTTCTCAATTTTTTTGATCTTCTTTAACTTTTAACGTGTCCTACGTCATTTATTTTTTTACGATCGTAGGCGGCAACAGCGTGATCATCGACACAATGCCAGTGCCAACACCGACTGCGTGCGTGCAGCTGGTGGACATGATTAACAGCCAGCCCAGCCCCGGCGGCCGAAGGGTGCGGGCTGCTTGCTACATTAAAAGCGGGGACCAGAAGCAATGACTGAAGACTTTAAAAACGCAGACGTAAACGGCGACGGCGTGCTGACGCCTGACGAATTTGAATTAGAGCTGCGGCGCAAGCGCTTGGAGATCGAAGACGCCGACGCGCAGCGCGACCAGCAGCGCAAAATGGTGTGGTGGGTCTTGGCCGGTATGCTTGGCTATCCGTTCTTTGTCATCCTGGCAAGCGTGCTGACCCTGGACAAGGCCGCTGATATCCTGGGCAGCATGGCCACCATCTACTTTCCAGCAACCTCTTTAATCTTGGCCAGCTTTTTTGGCGCGGCTGCATACCAGGCACGAAAGGACAAGTAATGCTGCAAGCTCTTATCGGCCCGGTCGCCGGGCTGCTCGACAAATTTGTAGAGGACAAGGACCAGAAGAACGCGCTCGCGCACGAGATTGCTACGATGGCGGAGAGGCAAGCGCACGAGTCAGTGATGGCGCAGATCGAAGTCAACAAGGCCGAGGCTGCGTCGGCGTCTTTGTTCAAGGGCGGGTGGAGGCCAGCTGTCGGATGGGTTTGCGCGATGGCCCTGTTCTACCATTTCATTTTGCAGCCGGTCCTGCTGTTTGGGGTGGCGGTTGCCGGGGTTGCAATACCCGCGCTGCCTCAATTTGATATGGCCTCGCTGATGCCCATCCTGCTCGGGATGCTTGGCCTGGGAGGCTTACGCACTGTAGAGAAAATTAAAGGAAAGGCCGCAAAATGAAACTTACTCAAAATTTCAGCTTGTCGGAATTGACGCGCAGTCAAACCGCGACCAGGAAGGGAATCGAGAACCAACCAAACGACGAGCAGCTGGCCAACCTGGTGGCTCTTTGTGAATGTGTGCTGCAGCCGATTCGTGACCACTTTGGCAAACCAGTACGCATCAGCAGTGGCCTGCGCGTGCCCGAGCTAAACGCTGCCATTGGTGGCAGTACCACATCTGACCATACACGTGGTTGTGCCGCAGACATCGAGGTGCCCGGTGTGGACAACAAGGTGCTTGCCCAGTGGGTCGTAGATAACTTAGAGTACCGCCAAACCATCTTAGAATTTTATGAGCCAGGCATTGCCGACTCTGGCTGGGTTCATGTCAGCTACAACCCCGGCGACAACAAACGCCAGGCACTGACTGCGACCAAGCAGGGCGGCAAAACAGTTTACCTGCCTGGTCTAGTCGCGTGATTTTTTCTTGTAGCCAGGGATAGCCACTTCCCTGGTGCTGAACCTGTGCCCGTTGGCGCACATATAGCGTCTGTATTTGCTGCCGTCTTCGCGCTTTCTTGTCTCCTTCACATCAGCCCACGCGCGGCACTCTGGACATATCATTTAATCGCCCCAAAATATTCGATGACTTCTAGTCGCTCCAGCTTGTCGCTGCGGCGGTACTCCTCAACGCTGGCCAGTATCATCTTGCTGCCATCTTGCAGCAGCAGACAATCCTGGCCTCGGCGCTGCCAATAGCCCGCAGTCTCCACGGCGGAATGAATTTCACGGTCGCTCTCGCCAAACTGCATCACGCTAATCATACGATTGTCATCCCGTTTTTAAATCCCCTGGCACGCTGCACCCAGCCCCGGCGCTCCATTGATGCCAGGTGCTTGGCCACAGTGGCCTGGGCAATCTTAAACTCTTGCGAGATCTGGCGCTGCGTGGGCGTGGTCCCAGTCTCCTGGTTGATTTGCACAATGTAATCCATGATGCTGCGCTGCCGCTCGGTTAGGTTAAATCTTTGGTTACTCTGCATCTTTAGCTCCCGCGCCCAGCTGGCGCAAATGTAATTTGTACAAGCCCAGGACCTCTTTGCTAAAGCGCTCTGGCAGCTTGTCGATCTGTTCCTGGTTGGCCTCGCGCAGCTGGCGCAACAGCGTCATCTTCTCGCGAGCTGTAAACACATGGCCGTCGCTAGACTTCTCCAGGCCGACGTACTTACGCATCAGGTTAATCAATCCATCGACGCAGCCCTTGACCTCATCAGCTGGCTGGCCGTATGGCTTGCCCTGGTGATTGAACAGCTGCAGACCAGGGGCTGGCTCGGCCTCCACCGGCTCCAGCTCAGGCTCTGGCAGCTGCACTTCTGGCTCTGGCTGCGGCTCTGGCTCAACGTAAACAGCCTCTTCAATCTCAGGCTCAGGCGCAGCTACTGGCTCAGGCAGGCTCGCAGGGCGAGCTTTTACCTGGTCCAATGGGTTGGCTTTGGGCGTAATATCTCGCGGCTCTGAGGGCATATCCTGGGCCTCCTCGGCGGTGATTACACCCTTTAGCGCATCGGGAAAAGCATCACGCAGCGCAAAGCCACGCGCTCGCATCATCAGCATACGGTCCGCGTACTGCTGCCAGGGTCCTTGCTTACCCCAAAGCCTGGCCATCTTGGCATCACGCACGCTGAACGTGCGCACGGTCTCCTCGACCTCCTCGCCGTAACGTCGTTTAACCAGGCAAGTCGCCACCTTGTTGTCGCCCTCACCGGTAACGGTTTCAGTCACGCCCCCGCAGCGCGGGTCGTTCTTGACCAGGGCCAGCGCAGCATCTCCATACACGCTGGGCTTTCCATTGATGACCGCGATATTTTGTAAGGCTTGCAGCGGCTGCAGCCCCAGCTCATAGCCCCACTGAATGGCGACCAGGACGTCCTGGGGTTTGCCCTGGTACTGCTTGGGGACCATCTGACTATGCGAAATCATCTTGCTAAACTCCATGGCCTCGGCCATGGTCTGCGGTGCTAATGTTGGTAGTTTGTTCACGTTGACTCCTTGATGCTGATTGATTTTTGTCTTGCGGTGCTTTCTTCTTTTGCTGGCTCCAGCTCTCCCTGGCAGTGCGGACACACAACCGGCGGCTTTGCCTTGCTTGTCCGCCAGCCCCAGGTTATGCGGTACTGGCTGCCATCGGCTGCGTACACTTTGCCGTACTTGTGGCTGCCAATCGCAGCCATCAGGTTTTCGGTCGCCTCCTGCTTATGTCCCTCGGCTGCCTTGATGGCCGCCACAGCTCCCTGGTAAATCTCGACCGTCGTGGCCAGCTCCTGGTCCAGCTCAATCTCTGGCTCTGGGTCTGGCTGGCTGTACTTCCAGCCCATCTCCTCGATGCTGACCGGCTCAGGATAGGTGCCCTCCGCCATGTGCATCTCGAAGTCCTGCACGCAGTTAGCAATTAAACCCTGGGTCTCCTGGTGCTTGGCGAAGATGTTGATCTCGATCTCGCGCCCGCCGTAGCAAGTAAACAGGACCCCATAATCTGCGTCGTGGCACATCATGCCAGCCTGCAGCTGGATAGGCCCGCGAAATAATGGCGGATCATCTTTCTTTTTCATGGCCGTTGTGAACTTGGCCTCCAGAACAATCTTGCCTCGCAGCTCGATCTCGCCGTCCTGGTTCATTACATGGATGCCCTGGCTTTCGTCTGCGTAGACTTTCATTGGCTCGCTCAGCTCAATGATGCCGTCGTCGGAATAGTACAGCTCCAGGTCCGGGTGCTTTTTGGCCGCCTCCTGGCCATCCTCGGTGTAATGCTGCATCTGCTGCCAGTCCAGGCCCAGCTTGCGCAGCCCTCGCTTAAGGATCGTAGACTCTACGGCGGTGCCAATATCAGCGGGTAAGCTGTCCAACTCCTCGCGGGGTTGGCCCTGGATAGCAGCGCGTGCGCGATCCAGGACGTCGAACGCTGTCTGATAGGGACTAAAGCCCATATACGCGGGCAGCACGCTGCCGGACAAGTGTGTGTCGGGTGATAACTTAGCCATTTAAAAAATCCTCTCCTGCGGTTGTAATAATCCAGACTACTTCGCGACGGTTGCGCTTGTTGACCAGGCGCTCGCCGCTGTCTTTGACCAGGCCCATGCGCGACAGCTCGGTCAGGCGGGGCTTGGTGCTGTAGAGCCATTCGTCTATAATCTCTGACAGCTGCTCACCGGTTGCTCCTCCGGCGCAGTTTGCCAGAGCCTCCAGGACTTTTCTCCGAAGTCCACCTACCTTGGGGGCTATTTGCACTGCCGCATCTCGCTCAGTATCTGGGCCGTTGCGGTGGTGCATTTTTTTTAGCTGTACCTGGTTAATATCCATCTTGTCCTCCACAAAAAAGAAGAAATAAACGCTGCCTCAGTGTTTGCTTTTGCTGCAGCAGCACACCCTGCCAAAAGATGTCGAGCTGGCTCATGTGTGAGTACTTGGGCGGGCTGTATTGGCTGCCGATAATCAGCTTGCCGGTGTTATAGCCCGGCATCATTTCACCAGGACGTCAAAGTAAGCCAGGGCCAGGGCAAAAAGCCCGCCCACGATTACCAAGTAACCGACCAATTCACAGATAAATTTTTTCATGATTTCTCCAGGTTAAGCAGCCAGGGCTGCACGGTCTAAAACATTCTTGACCTGCTGCGGCCTCCACATCGGGCCGTTGGCAGCGTCCGGTAACACGGGCTGGTTGTTCTTATCGATCCGCAGCGGGACCTTCCACTCGTTCAGCTCGTTTGCCAAGTCGCGCAGACTGGTGTGGCCGTAGCTCTGCAGTTTCTCGATCATTGGCAGCACACGCAGCGCATTGTCGACCGCCTTGGCCGCCAGGGCAGCGCCGCCAGCTGCTGCGCCGACCTGGGGGCAGGGGCTACCCAGGGTTTTAATCTTGGCGACCTGGGCCAGGCCCTCGCGGGTACGTCTGCTGATCCTGCGGCTTTCAAACTCAGCGATACTGGCCAGCAGCTGAATCGTCAACCGGCTGACGTCCGGATCGTCCATGTTGGGCATATCCAGTGCAACAAACTTTACCTGGCCATCCATCAGGTTAGCGATAAAACTCAGGTTACGGGCTAAACGGTCCAGCTTGGCAACCACCAGGACTGCGCCGGTCTTGCGGCACTGCTCGATGGCAGCCAGCAGCTGCGGGCGGTAGTTCTTGCGTCCGCTCTCGATCTCCACAAACTCCGCCAGGATCTCGCAGCTGCGAGCGCAGCACCAGTTTTGCACTGCGTCACGCTGGGCGCCGAGACCGTTACCGGCCTCTCCCTGGCGCTGGGTACTGACCCGGAAGTAAACGACGGCTTTCATAACTGGACCTCCGTCGGCTTGGCCCACATAAGCAGGACCTTTCCGATCACCTTACTTTTCATGCCAGGCTGACCGATACAGAACTGGACGAAGTATGCCTCCAGCTCTTCAAAGGTCTCAAACTCAATACGGCTGACTGGCTGGCCGCTTGCGATGATGGTTTTGATGTTGGGCATCTTGGCCTCCCTTACATGATTCTCATAACCTGGCCGCTTTTAGCAGCCTCTACCCAGGCGTCGCCGCTGCCGTCTTTAACCAGGGCCGCCAGACTCTGCTCGACGGGGAACTGGATCTCTCCGCTGCTGACGTATTGGTTGTAGACACTGAGCGCCAAGTCCTGGGCCATT